TGCTGTCTCTGGTTCTGGTTACCATCAATACTTTGGTATCATTATGAACTCTCTATTCAATGACACTGAGTTTGAGGTTCAGGAGGATGCCTCTAAGACTCAAATCAAGAGTGCTTTTATGAAGTCCCTTCGGTCCAAGTCTCTAAATAAGAAAGTATTAAACCAATTCGTAGAACTGATTGCTTAGACAGTTTACGAACTGGTTGTTATCGCTCAAGAAACCGAACCAGTCGTTTATAGTAAGTTCAGTTGAGTCCCGAACAAATGGCACTGAGTCCAGAGTACATCATCTCATCCCTCCAGGCACTTTATGGTGACCAGGTTACTTCTGGTGACATCCGTGCTTGGTGTGCAATGAATGGCAATAATTATCAAACAGTTACAAAGAAGTTGGAAAGTCATAAGGTTGGTCGCGGCAAGTGGGATCTAACCACCACCGAGCAACTGGAGCACACGTTCCAACAACCTGCAGCGATGCCTGCAGTGGAACAGAACCTTATCCCTGAGAAAGATGATACCTTCGTCGCTTTTGGTAGTCACAATGATATCAAGAAGATTCTTCGGTCCAATCTTTTTTATCCAACGTTTATTACGGGTCTTTCGGGTAACGGTAAAACGTTATCTGTGGAACAGGCTTGCGCTTCCCTAAATAGGGAACTAATCCGTGTCAATATTACAATTGAGACTGACGAGGATGATCTTATTGGTGGGTTTCGTCTTGTTAATGGCGAAACTGTCTGGCATAATGGACCCGTCGTGGAGGCTCTTGAACGTGGAGCAGTTCTCCTTTTAGACGAGGTTGATCTGGCATCCAATAAGATCCTGTGTCTGCAGTCCATCCTGGAAGGCAAAGGTGTCTTCCTGAAGAAGATTGGCAAGATGGTTCACCCCAAGCGTGGATTCAATGTTGTTGCAACTGCAAATACTAAAGGTAAAGGCAGCGATGACGGTCGCTTTATTGGAACCAATGTTCTCAATGAGGCATTCCTCGAACGCTTCTGTGTGACCTTCGAGCAAGAGTATCCCACTCCCGCACAGGAAGAAAAACTGTTGCGTCTTCACTCTGCTTCTGTTGGGTGTCACGATGACAAGTTCATCAAGCACCTGGTGGACTGGGCAGACATCATCCGTAAGACCTTCTATGATGGTGGCATCGATGAGGTCATCAGCACCCGCCGTCTGGTCCACATCATCCGTGCTTTCAGCATCTTCAAGGATAAGACTAAAGCAATTGAAGTTTGTCTGAATCGCTTTGATGATGAGACCAAACAAGCATTCATTGAATTGTATGATAAAGTGGATGCAGAGATCCAGTTTGATCTCACGGCAACTGGAGAAAAGTTCCCTCGTGAGGTATAATTAGAGGAAAAGACTTTCGTTATGAACGACACTGATTTTATCAGTGCATCGGGAGGATATGAATACACTCCCATAATGCACCAAGATCATTACACTTACCTGGATTCAATGTATCCAGACATTCCCGATGACACAAACGAGTTTATTGTTATGAGCAACCAGAATGGATTCTGGAAATACAACGAAGATAAGGCACTGAAAGAACTTGAAGAGTATCTTGCTAGCACTTATCATTCGCATTACACATCCGAAGAGTCAAAAACTCAAACTCTTGACTTGATCGGAAGCATTGGTGACGGTGAGGCATTCTCTCGTTCTAATGCCATTAAGTACCTTTCCAGGTTTGGTAAGAAGAAAGGTAAGTCAAAACTTGACATTCTGAAGGCAATGCATTATTGTATCCTTCTGTACCATTTCTCTGGCCTCCACGACAAAAAGACTGATAACTATGAAACTTTCTGAAACGACTGTCAATCTCCTGAAGAACTTCAGCAGCATTAACCAGTCCATCCTTTTCAAAGCAGGCACTCGTCTTCGCACCATCAGTGTGATGAAGAACATTCTCGTGGAAGCAAACATCACCGAGGAACTGCCTAAAGACTTTGGCATTTATGACCTGAACCAGTTTCTCAATGGTTTGTCACTGCACGGAAGTCCCGACCTTGACTTTGAGAAAGCAGATGATTATGTGGTCATCAAAGAAGGTCGGATGCGTTCGAAGTATTTCTTTGCTGATCCCAATGTGATCGTTGCACCTCCTGAGAAAGAGATCTCTCTTCCTTCTGAGGATGTCTGCTTCGAACTCACCAGTCAGCAGTTGGACAAACTGAAGAAAGCATCTTCTGTTTATCAGTTGCCTGACATCTCTGCCATTGGTGATGGTAAGGAAGTCAAGTTGGTTGCTCGTGATAAGAAGAACGACACCTCCAATGATTTCTCCATCGTTGTCGGTGAGACTGACGCTGAGTTCGTGTTCAACTTCAAGGAGGAGAACCTGAAGATTGTTCCTGGTAACTATGATGTGGTTGTTTCCGCCAAACTGCTGTCTCGTTTCCGAAACAAAAATCTCGATGTGACTTATTACATCGCCCTTGAACCAGATTCTTCCTTTGGGTGATGAGACACATTCTCTTTACTCTGAAAGGTTGCTCTGAGGAGTTTTTGGATGATGAGGAGTTTGTGAGAGATGTGTTGTATAACGCATCTAAGAAGTGTCAGTCAACTTTGCTGGCACTTCATTCACATAAGTTTGAACCTCAGGGTGTAACTGCCATTGTGTTGTTGGCAGAGTCCCACATAAGCATTCACACATGGCCAGAGAAGGGGATGGCAGTCTGTGATGTGTTCACTTGTGGAGACCATACCACACCAGAGAAAGGTGTGGAGTACATGAACAGCATGTTTGGAGCAACAGACATGGTGTCCAATGAATTTGTGAGACCACTATCGTGAAAGACTGGCAAGCATTATTTGATAACATGTCCGAAGAGGACAAGGATGGCGTCGCACTCCTAAGAGTCATGGAGTGCACTAATGGCGTCATCCAATTTGCGTATCGTGGTAATGAACCTTACGCACTTCCGATTGAGCAAACCCGTGAAGTGATGAACTTCAGCATGGGATGCATCAAGCGTTGGACCATTCCTCTCAAAGAAGGTGACGTGACTTTCTCTGATGAGACAGTGGAAGTCCTCAAAGAGGTCCGTGAGTGGTATCAGAAAGGTAAGAAGGATGACGCTGCATTTGCTGAGTTTATGCGTGCATCAGCAGCAAGTGCCAAGGCATGTGGCAAAGAAAGAATTATTAAAGCAAGTGAAATTCTTGATGAAAACTTTGACGTTTTCCCAGATGGCACGTTAAACTGGGGTGTTGGTTATCTCATGCAGTTCTTGTGAATATCTTTGTCACTGACCCAGACCCAGTAATATCTGCTCGCGTTCTTCCTGATAAACACATCGTAAAGATGCCTTTGGAGTGCTGTCAAATGCTTTCTATTGTTGCATCTGACAAATGGGGTCACGGGTTTGGAACCATCCCTAAGGCAGATGGAACGCCTTACAAGACCACTGCAGGCGCTTTCAGGCACCATCCCTGCACCATGTGGGCATCTGAGTTTGTCCTGAACTGGCGTTGGTTGATTCGCCACGGTCTCGCACTGTGTGAAGAGTATTCCAACAGGTATCAGAAGATTCACAGTTGCTTGCCTGCTCTGACTCACGCACATCAGATCTTCCCAATGGCAGACCCAGCAGGAAGGTCTGGTAAAGATCCCACACCATTTGTCAGGGCAATGCCTGATGAGTTCAAGTTGGATGACAGCATCTCAACTTTTGATGCTTACAAAATGTACATTGCATCCAAACCCTGGGTCAAAGACAATTATGTTAGACTACCAGAAAGGAAACCCGATTGGTTATGAAAACAGTTCTCACAGTTGATGATGATGGAATTCTTACATTCCCTGAAAACTTTCTGGACAGTCTGGGATGGAAGGAGGGTGATGTGTTAGAATGGATTGATAATAAAGATGGATCTTTTTCACTGAGGAAACCTGATGAGTCGGAATGAGTTTGTCTGGACGGAGAAGTATCGTCCTCAGACAATTGATGATTGTATCCTCCCTGAGAGGACTAAGAAAACCTTCAGGGACTTCCTCAAGCAGGGTGAAGTCCCTAACTTGTTGTTGTCTGGACCTCCTGGTTGTGGTAAGACAACTGTCGCTAAAGCACTGTGTAACGAACTAGGAGTAGATGTTTATGTCATCAACGGATCCGACGAAGGTCGATTCATCGATACTGTCAGAAACAATGCGAAGAACTTCGCTTCGACCCTCTCACTTTCTTCGTCTGCAAAACACAAAGTCATCATCATTGATGAGGCAGATAATACAACCCCAGATGTACAACTCGCCCTTAGGGCATTTACTGAGGAGTTTGTTGGTAACTGCAGGTTCATCTTTACCTGTAACTACAAGAATAA